GTTCGGGCAGTGCGGGTGCGACAGGGGGTCGGCGCGGCGGCATCGGCGCCGGGGCGGCGGGCTGGACGAGGGCGAGGTTCATTGACGACTCCGGGCGGCCGCTTCAGCCACGGCGATCAGGTCGCGGATCCGCTCAAGCGCCGCGGCGGTCTTCGCGGCCTCAAGGTCGACGCGGTGCTCAAGCGCGGCCATCGCCTCCCGCATCTTCGCGCGCTCTTCGGCGTGCCGTGCAGCTTCGTCGCGCCACTGCTTCCACGCCGCGGCGAGGGCGGCGAGGATGACGCCGGACGGGCCGGCGCCCTGTAGCAGCGGGGCGAGCGCGCCGAGGTCGCCGGGGGCCGCGGCGCCCGGCACAGGCGCGCCGTCGACCTGCGCGCCGGCGGTAGCCGCGAAGGCGGCGACCGCGAAGGCCACGGCACCCGCGACGACGACGAGGGCGGGGCCGCGGAGGTGGGCGGGGATGCGGGGGATGGCGGGCATGGACGGCATCTTAGCGCGTCGCCGGGGATGTCGTGTGCGACCGGTAGCCGGCTGCGGGTGACCACGTGAGGCGCTGTCCGCACCGACTGGCGGCCCGGTATGGGGCGCCGAGGGAGACGTGGATCCACGCGCCGCCGGTCGGGTCGGACGGGCGCGCATCCTCGAAGATGACCTGTCCGAAGGGCAGCCCGGACTCCCAACCGATCCAGCGCCAGAGCGCCCACAGGTCATCCTCAGACCCGCCGACGATGGCGATATCGGCGGCCTGCCCAAGCACGTGCTGCGACGTCTTCGAAGCGCCGGGCGTGGCGGCGTTCAGCGCCGGGGACCGATACCCGCTGTTGACCCGGATCGGGCGCCCGGCGTGGTCACGGATCGGGTCAAGGATCGCGGTCGCAAGCGAGTTGAGGGCGGGCCCGACCTTCGGATCGGACAGGCCCGCGGCTTGCGCGGCCTCGAAGCCCTTGCGCGACGTGCGGATGAGCTCGGCGGGCTGGAAGTGGCGGGCAGTCCAAAGCATCGGTTCAGTCCTTGTCCGCGAGGTCCGCGATCAGGTCGGCGGCGAGCTCGGCGAGGTCGGCCGCCAAGCGCCGGATCTCGGCGGGGGTGAAGCCGCCGGCCGATGCGACGGTGACGCGGGCGGCGAGGCGAAAAAGGCGGGCAATCAAGGCCGGTTTCATGTCAGCACTCCGGGATGGGCGCGCGGGCTGCGCGACGGGTGGCGTAGGCGCAGAGGTCGGCGGCGGTCAGGCGGTGGACGTGCGGCGCGGCGCCGGATCGGCGGACGATGACGATCATCGGGTGGCCTGTGCCCAGCGCAGCACGTCGTTGTGCAGCGCGGCGGCGCGGTCGATCAGGGCGGGCGGGGCGTTGGCGGCGCGCAGGTAGGCGCAGAGGTCGGCGGACTCTTGCGGGGACTCGATGACCGCGCCGGGCCAGCCGATCCGCAGCGGCGCGCCGTAGTGCGCTTCGCCGTGGTCAAGACGGGTCAGGATGAAGGCGCGGGCCTCGGGGGTGAGGGTCGCGGGCAGGTGGTCACGGACGGCAGGCCCGTCGGTGTCGCACGGCCCGCAGTCGTGGAGGGCGAGGTCGACGGTCATGCGGGCAGGACCAGCCGCCCGGCGGCCACCTCGGCGCGCAGGAAGTCCTGCGCGGCGGCGGCCAGCGGGTCGGTCGCGTCGGCGGCGGCGATGAGCTCCGCGGCCTCAGGGTCAGGGAGGGACAGCCGCAGGACCACGGAGCCGACGTCCGCGCCGGTGTCGTCGGTGGCCGAGGCGCGCTCGGCGGAGAGACAGGTCGACATCAGCGCACCTCGATGAGAACGTACTCAAGCACAGCCTTGGGGGTGCCGGTGCCGACGCCACCGGTAGACATGCCGAGCAGAAGTTTGACGCTGGACAGACCCTCCGCCCACGCCGTCGCGGTGGTGGTGGGCGCGGCGGCGGCGGACTGCGACCGGCCCCGTTGGTCCGGGGTCGGGTTTAGGAACTGGGAGTCGTCAAGCCTGATGACCGCGTCGTTGCCGTACCCGGGCACGATGAACTCGGCGTAAATCGTCGTTCCGTTTGACCACCCCGCGGGGACTGTGACGGCAGACGACGGGGACGCGCCGCGGCGGTAGGTGAGGCTGGCGGTCTGCCCGGTGATCCGGAAGCCGGCGACGTCGGACGCGCTCGATACGTCGAAGGTCGGCGTCACGGCGCTGTCTGCGACATAGACCCAAGCGCTGTCGCTGGAGTCCTCGTTGAACACCTTGACCTTGACGCTGACCCGGAGCGCGTGGTCGGCGGTCAGCGTCTCGCCGAGGGGCAGCGTCAGGGTCACCTCGGGGCTGATCACCCCCGTGGCTGTCACCTCAAGCACTAGCCCCTGCCCGTTAGTGACGCTGCAGGTGTTGTTTACGCCGAATGTCCCGCCGCCGGGAACTACGGCCCCGCGGGTCGTGATGGTGTCGCCGCTGAGGGTGATGGTCGACGCGCCGGCGGGGATCGGCCCCTGCGTCGTCTCGGCGGTCAGGTCGCACTCCCACACCTCGCGCCATCCGGCTGACCCCTCGACGGGGTAGGCGTCGGCGACGTCTTGCTCGACGGCGATGATGCCGACGTCGCTGCGGCTGGTCTGCCCGCCCGCCGACGCGACCATCCGGTGCACGGCCCGCAGGCCGTCGCTGGTCGGGATGACGTAGGGGCCGAGGCCCGACCCGCTGCTCGGCGTGATGGCCGAGCCCGTGGACTGGTCGGTGACGCTGAGGGTGTAGGTCGTCCCCGCCGGCGCGCCCGGGTGCGTGTAGGTGAGGGAGACGGACGTGGTGCCGACCGGCTCGGGTGGGCCCTGCGCCGGGGGCGTCGGGGCGGTGAGGTCGGCGGTCGTACCCGGTCGGGGGACGATGCGGGTGCGCAGGCGGGGCATGGTCAGGCGCCCACGGTGACGTGAGCCACGTCGTTCGCGCCGTCGCCGGCGATGTACAGGACCACCGCATGCGCGCCGGGCGACGAGTTGACCATGAAGGGCACACTCTCCTCAAGCCGCACGGCATCAGCGTTGTAGGCCGCACCGTCGGTGCCGCTGTGCGAGACGAAGCCGGCGGAGGGGGTCGTGTTGTCCGACGCGAAGATCCTGACGCTGATCTCGCGCGCCCACCGCGGGAAGGTGACGCGGGTCACGTTGCCGGCGGTCCCGCCCAGCGCGACCTGATCGGTGATGGGGCCGGGGCTGCCGGACTTGGTGACAGTGAAGGCCATCGGACACCTCGCGGGGGTAGGGTATCACAGGGCGCGGCAGGCGGCTATCGCGGCGGCGCGGGCTTAGGTGCGCTCCACCGACCACAGACCAAGCAACCACCGGCCGCCCTGCCACCGCTTCGACCGGACCCACAGGACGCGGTCGGTCCAGCCCAGCGCCGGGTCGGTGACCGCGACAGCATCGCCGGGGGACAGGTGCGACACCGACAGGGGCGCGCTGTAGGTGACGGTGTAGGGCCGGCCGGCGCGCAGGGCCAGCCATGACAGCCCGAGCGCGTACAGGGTGCGCTCTTCTTGGGCCCACGGCAGGGTCAGCGTCTGGTCTTCGGGCGCCTGCGTCTCGGTGGGAACCTCGCGGGTGCGGGACGTGAAGCCCGCGCGGCGGCCGATTGTGCCGGCGGTACTGCCGACCGTGTCCGCTTGGCTGTCGAGGATGACGGTGCGGGCCGATCCGCCAGTGAGCATGTTTTGCCCGCCTTGGATGGTCAGGCGCACGGGGGCGGGGCCGTCGTCGTAGACCACGGCATCCAGTCGCACCCATCCGGCCTCTGGGCTGCCGTCGGCCGCGGCCTGTGCGGCGGTGGCGTTGGGGTCGAGGTAGCCCAAGATCAGGCCCTCGGGGCCGGCGCGCAGGGTGACGGGGAGGTAGGGCAAGACCTGCGTCGACAGGTACTCCCACGCGGTGACTTCGGGGTCATTGAGGTACAGGTCGAAGCGGTAGCCGCGCAGGTTGTCAATCGCCGGGGCGCTGCGGCCGGTGTCGAACGGCAGACCGGCGCGGGCCAACAGGTAGCGGATCGCCTCGCCGGCTGTTGATGGGCGGCCGGGTCGGGATGCGCCGCCCGCACCGGACGCCTCGGACCACGCGACGGCGAAGACGTCGGCCGTGTCGCTGATGGTCGCGGCTGCGGTGATGCTGACATAGTAGTAGGGCAGGCCGCTGTCGGTGACGCCGGACTCGACCGGGAATGCCTCGGACGCGCTGCCGTCGCTGATGGTCACGTCGTCGCCTGGACTGGTGACGCTGTCGCCCGCGACCAAGAGCTGAGACACGGGGCCGCCCAACGTCTTGACCGGGTAGGCGGGCGTGCTGAACAGGCCGATCAGGGACGCGCCGGGTTGCCCAATCACGAGCGGGAAGGGGTAGCCGGCGGCGTCCTCGCGGACGGTGGGGAAGTCGCCCTCGGTGATCACGGCCTGCGGGGAGAGCAGCGGGACGCGGGACGTCCACGGGGTGGCCTCAAGCGATGCGGCAAACCACGATGCGGGGCGCTGCGGGTCGCCCCACGCCGGCTGCGCGAGGCGGCCGCGGGCCACGAAGACGCGCGCGCCGTAGGTGCCGGTCAGCGGGGCGCCGATGCGGGGCGGGGCGACCAGCACGTAGGACAGGACCGCTTCGGCTTCTCTTAGGTCGATCCCGCGGGCGGCGAGGTAGACGGGGGTCGGCGTGATGTGCGCCTCAAGCGCGACGGTCTGCGACGCGGGGCGCACGGTCAGCAGGTCGATCTCTTCGGCGAAGTCGACGTCAGACAGACCGCCCGCGTACTCGACAGGTGCGCCGTCGTCGTCAAGGACGATTGGCTGCGTCGACAGGCGGAAGGTCACGCCCGGTAGGTCAAGGTCCAGAAGCCAAACCATCTCGGCGTCGGCGCGGGGCATCAGACCTCCTCAGTGATGACGAGGTTGCCGGACCGGTGGACTTCGTCGGTGAGCTCTTCGCCTTGGATTGTGTCGAGGCTGTCGGTCGCGGACGCGGTGCCGACGATCAGGCCGGCGCGGCGGTGGATCGTCTGCGTCGTCGTGATCGGCAGGGTCACCTTGGGCAGAAGCGCGACCATGCGCCCGTCGGCCTCGTTGAGCAGGCCGGTGAGGCTGTGCAGCGTGGCGGCGTTGGCGTTGCTTGCGTCGCCGCTGTCATAGTCCGGGTAGTCCGGCTCGGGGCTTGCCGCCCAAAGCTGCGTTTCATCCACGCCATCCGCCCAGGTCATCTGGATCACGCGGCGCGCGGGCGCGGGGCGGGCGAGGTAGGTGCTGCGGTCCGGCTGGACTTCGACGACAGACCCGCGCTCGGTGGTCTGTGTGCGTCCCCAAGAGTACGGCTGCGCGAAGAGGTGCAAGGGGCCAAGGACCATCTGCCCGATGGTGTAGAAGTCGTCGGCGGTTTGCTGCGCGTCGATCAGGATGCGCCAGCCGTCGGCGCTTGCGGTGAACGGGAAGACGACCGCGACGTCGGGCGACCACAGGCGCATCGTGCCGCTGGTCTGCTCTGTGCCTGCGACGCCGGTCAGGGTCAGTCGGCAGACCGGGCCGCCGTAGGTGCCGGTCGACAGCTTGCCCTCGGTGTTGTGCCGGATCTTGCGCTGCGCGATCAGGATGCCGCCGCTGATGTTGCCGAACTGCGCAGTCCATCCAGTCAGTTCGCCGGTCGCGAAGTAGGGCCGGGCGGCGTCGTAGGTCGACGGGGTGAGCACGTCGCCGGTACGGGTGAAGCCGATTGCGGTGGACGAGATCGCCGCATCGATGGTCGCTTGCGTCGTCCACGTCCCGCCGACGCGGGCTTGGATGGCACCGGTGCGCCAGTTGATCCCCCGCAGGATCAGGGCCATCACGGGGGCGGTCGGGGCGCTGTCGGCGCCGGTCGACTGTAGCTGCAGGGCGATGGTCTGCTGGACGTTGTCGCCGGTGGAGCGCCAGCCGAGGCGCGGTGAGCGCGCAACTTGGGGCAGGATGCGCGCGGCGCTGAAGACTGCATCGGGGGTGACGGTCCAGGTCTGCCCGGTCAGGTAGGGCCCGCGCAGGCCGGACAGGGCGGCGCCGCTGCGGGCGTAGGCGAAGCGCGGGGCGGCGGGGATCTGCCGACCCTTGAGAATGTCGGGGAGATAGGCCGGGTCGAACGCGTCCCAGTGCGCCTGCGTGCCGACGTTGCTGTAGCCGGCGCGGTCGCCGAAGGACACCGCGACGAAGAACCAGCGCGAGGTCACGGCGCCGGCCACGCCCGAGAAGGAGCCGAACTGGATGCGGTGGTTCCCGACCGTCCCGCCGTCGTCGGTGAGCGTTGCCGTGTCGAGAAGCGTCCACTCGCGGATTTCAGCGTCGGCCCACCCGCGGACCCACACCGCAACCGCCCCGGTCGACCCGTCAAGGCCCACGCGGACGTGCTTCGGACCGGTGGCCAAGGTCGCCGAGGCCATGATCTGCGTGTTGCTGACGTTGTCGTAAACGACTACGGCCACGGTGTTGACGCGGACGCTGACCTCGTAGCCGTACACGCCGTCATCCACGCGGCAGCGCAAGGCGACGCGCTCGGTGGTGGTGTCCGGGTTGGTGACCGCCTCGATGGCAGCCTCGCAGATCAGCGTGTCGCCGGTCGTGTCGCGGGCGGCAGGCTCGGCGACGATGGGGTCGTTGAAGGTGCCGTAGGCGGTGGATGCCAGCGGCGCGCTGAGGTTCAGTCGGCCGGGGGCGGACAGGGTCGAGGATGCCGTTCCGGTCTCGGTCCACGTCACGCTGTTGGGGATCGCGGACGGCTCTTCGTAGGGGAGCCAAGTCCAGTCCCAGGACGCTTGGTCTTGGTAGCGCGCGCCGCGGTTGATTGGGGGCAGGCATTGGGTGGTCAGGCCGCCCAGGTAGGCAAAGCCCAAGCTGTTGCCGTAGGTGGCGGTCGGGGCGTTCCAGTTGTGCGCGATGACGAAGCGGCCGCGGTGGGCGCAGGCGGCGAGGCTGTGGGCGAACACGGCCTCGGGAGTGACGCCGGTGTCGCCATTGTTGGGGCTTACCCACCGTGCGCTGTAGCTGTAGCCGGACGGGTCGTTGGCGCTTTGGACGTCCTGACCCCAGGGGATCCACGTCACGCCGAGGTCTTCGGACGCGAAGACCTGCCCGCGGTAGATCTTCGCGTCCGGGTCGGGGCTGTACTGCGATGCGAATGCGTAGACGGTGCCGACTTCGTCGACGGCGAGCCCGAAGCCGTTGTGCCGGCTTACGGTGCCGACGCCGGTGTCGGTGAGGTAGGCGGAGCCCAAGCCGGTCGAAGAGCCCAGCGTGGCGATCACCGACGATGCGGAGGACTGGAACGCGGACCCGTAGCGCCGGACCTTCGTGCTGTAGGCGCCCGCCGCGAAGGCCCCGAAGATGGCCAAGAACTGCCCGCCGACTGCGACGACGTCGACACCGCCTTCGCCGGACAGGGTGCTGACGCGCGAGAAGGAGCACCCGAGGTCATCGGATGCCCACTGATAGACGGTGTTCGTGGTGCCGCTGCGGGTGTGCAGGAAGAGGATGATCTGCCCGTTGGCGTAGGCGGCCCGCAGGCGCCGGACGGTGTTGGCTGTCACGCCCTGAACGGTGGTGCTGTCCACGCCGGCGGGGCCAGCGGCCTCGGTCCACGTCGCGCCGTCGTCGTCACTGTAGAGCGACCACACGTAGGCGACGCTGCCGGTCGGGGACTCAACCGCCACGAAGAGCATGACCCTGTCGCCGACCATCACGAGGCAGGGGCCGTAGGGGGCGAGGCCGCGGGTGCTGACGCTGATCTCGCTGCCCCAAGACGCGGCGCCGGCGGCCTTGCGGTAGACGACGAGGGAGCCGGTGCCGGTGCCTTTGCGGGCGCAGGCCAGAAGCGCCCCGGTGGGGGTAGCGCAGACGTGCGGCTGGGTCAGGTAGTCCGACGTGCTGGTGCTGTAGGACGCGGCGTCCCAGAAGGCCACGCTACCCGGACCCTCCCATCCCGCCCATCCGGTCGACCCGTCCGGGGACGTGGCAAAGGTCGCCGCGACGGACTGCGACGACGGCAAGCCGGCGGACTGGACGCGGGCGGTGAAGGCGGCCGTCTGTTCCCCCTTGGCCCGTAGGCTGCCCTGGTAGGCGCCTGCGGGCTCTGGGATGCCGGCGCGGGGTGATGCCTCGGTGTAGCTGCTGTGCGCGGCCCACGGGCCTGTGGCGGCGTCCAGGCGGGGGTCCATGACCACGAGGGCGGGATGCTGTGCGCGGGTCGTCGTCGTGGCCATTCAGTACCCCAGCGCGCCGACGAGGCGCCCGCGGAAGGTAGCACGTTGCAGGGCGCCGCTGCGCTCCAGTTCGTCCCGCACAAAGCGGCCGAAGTGCTTGTAGACGGGGAGCACGATGGGGGCGCTGTTCTGGCCCTCGCCGCGATTGAGCGCGTCGACGCCGTTCTGCCCGCCGACGGCGCGGACGGCTTGACGGGAGAGGACCGCTTCACCGGGCAGGGCGTTGATGGGTACTTGGTCGGCCATGCGGCCGCCTTGGATCATGCCGCCGCGGTCGAATGCGGGCTTCTGGCTGGCGATTACGCCGACCTGCGTGGCGGTGATGGCGCCGATGCCCACCGCGGCAAGGGTGCCGAGGATGGGGCCCAACTCCGCGTATGCCCGCATCACAGCGACCCCGCCGTTGATGAGGGCCTGAGCGATGCCGAGAGCCTTGGCGCGCTTGAACTGCTTGCGGGCCAACTCTTTGTTGTGGTATTCGTTCTGCTCGGCCAAGTGATACATCAGCTCGGACACACCACCTGCGAAGGTGGACGATGCGTTGGCGAAGTCCGCTGCGTTGTTCATGCGCAGGCGCTGCCGGTCGGCCTCGGCCTTCTTGAAGGCTTCGTGCTCAGCGGCGATGACCTTCTGCCGTGCGGCGAGGTACTCTGCGTTCTCCTTGTCACGAAGGGCCAACGTCTCGTAATAAAGCTGCTCACGGACGGCGCTTTCAGCCGACGCGGCGCGCATGATGAGGTCCGGCTGGTCTGCGTACTTGTCTTGGATCTCGGTCAGGATCTTGATGCGCGCGGCGGCTTCGATGCCCAGCTTGCGCTCAGCGTCGGCGCCCGCAGCGGCCAACTCGTCGACCACGCCCTGCACGTCAGCGTAGGCGGCGGCGATGTCGCGCTCCGCTTTGGCTGCGTCCTTGGTGGCGGCGGTGCGGTCTTTGCGGGCGCTGGTGGCGTTGCGCTCGGATGCGGCGACATCGTCAAGTGCCTGCCGGGCGAGGCGGGTGCTGTCAATGTCGTCAAGCTGCTGGTTGTACGCCTGCTGCGCCTGCGCGATCTTTGCGTCTTCGGCGCGGATGGCCTCCCGCGTGGTCTTGAGCATGTTCTGCGCTTCGACGCGCTGCTCTACGCTTGCGTCCCGGTTCGCATAGACGGCCTTCAACGTCTGCTCTTCGCTGACCAGTCGGGCCTTGGTGGCCGTGATCGCCAGCATCTTTTCGCGGGTCTCTTCGGCCAGCGCTTCGCGGTCGCGCTTGGCGGCGACCTCGTGCTTGTCCATCGCGCCGATCTCGACAAGCAAGTCCTCGCGCCGCTTTTCGGCCGACACTTTCAGCGCGGCGAGGGCGGCGGTCTGCTTGTTGATGGCATCGGATGACGTGTTGACCGAGTCGGTGAGCCGGTCGAACGTGGCCATCAGCCTGTTGTTACCGTCGGCATTGTCGTCGGTGGCGTTGGCAAGCGCACTGTAGGCGGTGACCGCTGCGGCGACTGCGACGGCGGCGACGGCGAGCACGGCGCCCGCGGCCTTGGCTTTGGTGATCAGACCGCCGAAGCTGTTCTGCAGGAGCTCGGTCGCGTCCTCCGCTTCGCCGAAGATCTCGGCCAACTGCGGGCCTTGCTGCAGCAGGACCGTGAACGGCGATTGGCCGGCCAGAAGGCTGTTGGCGAAGTCGCCGACGTTCTTGCGCAAGGACATGGTCTGCTGTTGCAGCTTCCACGTCGACCCGGCCGCCTTGGTCGCGCCCTCTTCGACGGCATCGAGGGTCTGCTTTGCCGGGGCGGTCAGGGTCGACAGGGACGCGCTGTAGTCCGCCGATGCGTTGGCGAGGGCCTTCTGGGCCTGCGCGGTGTTGCCGGTCAGCTTGCCCAGCCGCTCGATCTCGGCGGCCTGCCGCTGGAACTTGAGGGTAAGCTGTTCGACGGGGTCGCCGGCCGCGGCGTACTCGGCCAGCTTCGCCACGGCGCGCTCGGTCTCGCGGGCGGCTGATGCCTGCGCGGCGCCGGATGCCTTGGCGGCGGCGATGCTGGCGGCGGTGGCCTGCTTGAACGCCTTCTCCACCGCGACGGCCATCTGCTTCGCGGAGCCCGATGCGTCATCGGGGATGCTGCGCAGCTTGCGCTGCAGCTCGCTGATGTCCGCCCGCAGGGTCAGTGTTGCTACGTCGCCCACAGCTACCCTCCGGCGAGCCGGCGCAGCTCTGCGGCGGCTTGTGAGACTATAGCCCGCTCGGCGTCCTTGCGCATACGCCTGATCGTTTGCCAGTAGTGCCCGCGGTGGACGAAGACCACGTAGGGCACGAGGCCCTTGCGGCCGGTCTGCCGTTCGAGCGCTTCGATGACCCGTAGCTCGCGGAGCTCTTCGGGGGTCAGGCTGTCGCCGCGGTCGAGGCTGGCCTGCAACTCCACCCGGCGGCTGCGCAGGCGGCTGATCTTGCCGTAGTTGGATGCGTCGTTCTCTACCGATGCGCTGAGGATGGTCCCGCCGGCGCGCTCTTCGACGGTGCGCAGGAAGTCGAACGCGTCGCGGCTGTTGCCCGTGGCGGTCGGGAAGCGGCTGTCACCCGGGCGGGGGTACTCCCGGGCGACGTACGCCTCGGCGGCGTTCAGGTAGTCGTCCAGCGCGCCGGACACGGCGGGGGCCATGCCCTTGACCATTGCGTCGATCTGCGCCGACAGGGCGGCGTCGATCTCTACGGTCACCTTGCCGGCGCGGGCTCTGATCGGGCGGGCCACGGTCACCTCTTGCGCGCGGGGGGTGTGTGGTGCGGGATCTTCTGCGCGGTCGGGGCCTGCGGTTGGCAGTGCACCCGATACCACGCGGTCAGACTGACCCGGTCCTCGCGGGAGAGTGTGCCCCACCACGCGGGCGGCTGGCCCCATAGGCGGCAGATCTCGAGGGTCTGCCAGTCGATCCGGCCTACGGGGCTGCGGTAAAACCCTCCTCGGCGGCCACTTCGTCCTCGAAGAGCACAGCGCCGGCCAGTGCCTCCATGCACACCCCGCCGGCCTGACAGATCGCCGTGAAGCCCACGCGCTTGGACTGCAGAACGTCGAAGACGGCCTCACCGAAGGCAGCCGGGTTGCCCTTCCACACGACCCCGTGGGCATCCACACAGAGGCCAAGGGCGGCGGCGAGGGAGACGTGCGCGGGGGTGTCTTTGCCACCCAACTGCAGGACCGCTGCGGCGCGCGCGGGGCTCTTCGGGGGGTGGACGGCGTAGGACGCGCCGCCAAGCGTGATCGTGGCAGGAAGGGACATCGGGGCTCTCCGATGGGTGTGGGATGCCGGGCCGCGGGCGCCCGGCGGGGTGGGTGCGCTGCGGGCGATCAGGCCGGGGTGATCGTACCGTAGACCGTGCCGTTGATGGTGAAGGTGTTCGGCTCGCCTTCGCTGAAGTCGATCCGGCAGTCGACGTCTTCCATCGTGATCGTGTGGTCGGCGGCATCGCCCAAGTCGGTGCCCTCGATGGTCAGCACGATGTCGACGGTGTAGACGTCGCCGGTCGTTGCGGTGGTCGAGATGTTCGCGCTGTAGCTGTTCTTCTTGCGCAGGAAGTCGACGATGGTGCGGTCGGACGCATCGGACAGGTCGGCCATGTGCGCAGAGAACGAGACGGTGGGGTACTCGCGAGCGCCGCGGCGCAGGCTGTTGAGCGTGCCACGGGACTCGTAGGCGTTGGTCGCCCGGCCAAGCGCGTCCTGCGCCAGCCCGGACAGGGACAGGTCACCCGCGCTGAACGGGACGGTCAGGGTCACCGGGGTTCCGGTGCCGTCCTTCAGGGTGATGGAACCATCGGTGAAGTGCTTGATGACGGCGCTGGCTGCCATGTCGGCCTCCTACTGGAGCGGGATTGTGTGGGCGGCCGTCCACGTCAGGACGGTGATCAGGGTCCGGTTGTCGCCGCTCACGGTGCGGGTCGAGCCGGTCAGGGTGAAGCGGGGGAGGCTGGTCCGGGTGATGCCCGCGCAGGCCAATCGTAGCACGTCCTCTTCGGCGAGGGCGGCTTGAAAGTCGGCGGCCGTGCCGTCGGCGCGTAGGGGGCGGCTGAAGCCGACCTCGACGGTGGTCTCGACGTGCGTCCCCTCGGAGAGCTTCTGGCGCTCGGCGGGCGGGATGCGCGCGCTTGCCGGGGCCCACACGGACCACGCGCGGGCCATCTTGGCCTCGGTGTCCTGCCCCAACTGCGGGGGCAGGAAGCGGCTACGGGTCCACCGCGCGCTGTCCGGGGACGTGGGCAGGGTAGCGGTCAGGTGGTCGCCGATCCGGTCGATCAGGGCCGCGACGGTCAGGGACATTAGAAGGCCCTCCGCTTCGGCTGGCCAAGGAAGAAGACAGGCATCGCCGCGACCTTCTGCGACGTGACGCTGGGCTGGTCAGGGTCGATCACTTCGCTGTATCGGATCGAGCGGTAGGCTTCGTGGTAGTCCCGGCGGTAGGCGTCGGCGGTCTTGCCGTATGCGTCGTTCAGGCCCGTCGTGAAGGACTGATAGACCCGGTGCAAGGTCAGGGCCAACATCGTCTCGCGGAGGACCGCCGCGGACGGCATCTTCCACGGGTACTGCCCGTCGGTGAGAAGCCGGTTCAGGAGCGTCTTCCATGCGTCGTCAAGGAACGTCTGGAAGTTGGACAGGCTGTGGATCGGCGCAGACCCGTTGGGGTCAAGGGCGGGCTCGCGGGCGTACAGGTCGACGTCGGTGATGGGGTTGCGGATGGCGTTGCGGACCAGCGCGGCGTCGGTCTGGATGACCTCGGCGACGCTGGACAGGGTCAGCGTCCATTCGATTCGCCAGTCTGCGCCGTAGGGCAGGCCCGAGGTGGACGCGGCCGGGACCGTGTAGGTGGCGACTGAGCCCACCACCGACCCCGACGCGGCCGCGACCACAGGGGCAGAGGCGGCGGTCCAGATTGACACGACGACGACGGTGGGGGCGACAAGCGCGCCGGACAGGTAGACCGGGCAGGTGATCACCGTGTCCCGACCCTTCTCGATCAGGGTCGGGCCGGCGAACCGGGCCTGATAGGCTGTGCTGCTCACGGGCTACCCTCCGGCGCTGCGGGTCACTTGAACGCGACGACGCGGTACTTCTCGCCGGTCGTGACGGTCACGATGGCGTTGGTCGACGTGTGGGTGCCGTAGGTGACGACACACGGCCCGCCGGTCAGGTTGGACGGGATCGCGAAGACAAGGGCGGGAGTGGTGCCCAGGCCGTGCGCGGTGTTCTGCGCGCTGCCGTTGCCGGTCTGCTCGGTCGACAGGAAGACCGACGCCGACGGGATCACCGACGCGCCGACCGCGACCCACTCGCCGCTGACGCGCAGGTAGAGGGTCGTCGCCGCGGCGCCACCGGTGCGCATGTAGACCGACCCGTTCGGCTCCGACGCCGACGGGGCGCCGCTGCCGCTGGTGACGGTGGGGGACGTGGCGACGGTGGCCTCGGTGGCGGCCGTCCAGATCGTCAGCTTGCGGAAGGCGGCGCCGACGGTGTCGCGAAAGCGGAGGGGGCCTTTGGGCATGAGGGTCTCCCGCCCGGGGTGTCCGGGCGCGGCTTAGCGCCGCGGGGTGTTGCCGGCGTCCGGCCGGCGCGGGGGCGGCTTCCCGCCCTGTTCGCGGATGTCGATCCGGATCGCCGACTCGCGGGCCATGTCGGCGGCGCGGTCGGGGCGGACCCCTTCGTTGACCAGTCGGCGGGTGGCCTCGTCCATCGCACGGCGGGCGGCGGGGTTCTCACCCATTGGCCACCTCGACAGCGGCGCGGGCCTTGCGCGACCGCTTCAACTGCGCGTCGGCCTCGGCGGCGCGCTGGGCCTTGACCTCGGGGGCGGACGCTTGGGTGGCCCGGCGAAGGGCGCGCTCGCCGAGGCGGTCCTCGTAGCGTTGGATCCAGTCCTCGGATGGGAAGGGGACGATGCCGCCCTCCATCAGCCACATGCGCCACTTGCGGAAGAGCTGCTCGTTGGGCTTGGTGAGCTGCGCGGCGTGCTTGTTGCCGGGGGCCTTGACGACCTGGACCCACGCCTCAAGGTGGATCGCGCCCTGCGTGCCCTCGTAGCGGCGCAGGTAGCCGGGCGCGCCGTCGGGGGTCAGGTCGCCGGGGCACTGGTGGGGCTGGATCAAGACCTGCCCGCGGGTGTGCAGGTTGGATGCCAAGTGCGCGATGCCGCCGCCCTTGTCGACGCCGTTGCTGCCGGGCGACACGTCGTGCTTCTGGACCGTGGGCAAATACACGGGCTCGCCGTCGATCTCACTGAGCTCGTAGCTCTCAGGCGAGCACGACAGCAGGAACGCGGGCGAGGGGTCCAGACGGACGCGCTCGGACGTGGTGAGGGAGCCGACGGACTGGCCCGCGATGGGGGCCTCGGCGGCACGGCGTGCGGTGGTGGGCAGGGGCATCGGGGCTCTCCGATGATGGGTGGACGAATGGGGGCGGGTTGAGCCGGACCCGCGGCCGGCCCGGCGGACGGGGTGAGCCGTCCACCGGGTGGCACGCCGATCAGGCGTCGGTGACGATCTTGACGGCGCGGGCGTCCTCAACCATCGCGACGCCGAGGAAAGCGGAAGCGATGACCTTGTTCAGACCGCTGGAGCCGGTGCGCTCGAACTCGACGACGACCGGGGACACGATCTGCGGGTTGAGCGAGCCGCGGAGAGCGGACAGGGGGTGAGTGGCCTCAGCGTACCCGAAGGCGCCGCGGGACCACATGCAGCCCGCGCGGTCGGCGCCGGCGTTGGCCGTCGCGACGCGGTTGTTGGTCCAGAAGTCGACGCCGAGGTACGACCCAGCGTAGCCCTTGCCCTTGGCCGCGATCATGTCAGCGGTCGGGGCGCTGAAGGACAGCGCGCCGCCCTCGCCGCGGAGGCTGTTCTGGAGGTCGCCCATCTGCTGCCCGTGGAGCATGCAGTAGAGCTGATCCACGTTGTTCGCGCGGAGCAGGGTCTGCGTCGCGTCGACGATGTCGTCCAGCGTCAGGTCGGCGCCGCTGGTGCCGGTCGACGCGGTGACGCCGCCGAAGAGGCCGACGGTCAGATCGTTGTGGCGGTTGATGTAGGCCGACACCGCGCTCTGCGCGAGGCGCTCGATGGACATCGCGCCGCCGAGGGACGACACGAGGAGTTCGTCGCTGACCTCCATCTGGATCGCCTGACGCGCGATGGTCAGGGTGATCTGATCGCTGTCCAGCGCGCTGTTGCTGACGCCGGTCGCCTCACCGGGAGCGGTCATCACGAGGCTGTCCCAGCCGGCGAGGGGGATCGCCAGGACGAGGCTGCCGCGCGAGGCCATCGGCGAGAAGTCGACCAGGGCGGGGGAGCCGCGCAGGTTGAGCAGGGAGTTCAGCTTGGTCAGGATCTCCTGCTCAAGGACGGACGCGACAAGGAAGTCGGACGATGCGGCGAGGATCTCGTTGGCCACGGTGGCCTCCAAATGCGAAGGGTGGGAAGTGCTGTCTCTTCCGGCCTTACGCATTTGTTACACGGCGCGACCGTGGGCCTTCAGGTCAAGGGTAGCACAGGGCGCGCCGGGGCGCAACCCTGCCGCATCGGGGCTATCGGCGCCCGAGCATCCCGCCCAGGGCGGCGTCGGCGGCCTTCAGGAGCTCGGCGCGGTTGGCGCCGTAGGCGGTCCGGTCAAGGGCCGCGGCGGCCTGCCCGGTCCATCCCGCGGGCGTGGGGGCCGGCGTGGCCGGCGGGGTGGCGCCAGTGTTGGCGGCGGGTAGGGGCGCGGCGCTGCGGGGCGCGGCGGGCTTGGGGGCGGCCTGTGCGGGCGTGGCGGGGGTCTGCCCGGCCGGCGAGGCGGCGGGGGTGCCGGCGGGCGCGGGGGCCGCGGCGGGGGCGTCGGTGAAGTAGCCGGTCAGGGCCTTGGGGCGCGCGGCCGGGTCGGACTTCAGCCCGCCGAGGTAGGCGGCGAAGGTCGGACGGGTGCCGTCCTCGGCGGCGGGGACTTTGTCATAGAACCAGCGCGCGAGGTCCAAGCCTTCGGGGTCGGTGATGCCCGCGTCGACGCCGGCGCGGAAGGTGTCATGCTCAGAGGTGACCTTGGCAAGCTGTGCGCGCAGGGCGTCAGACTCAGCAGCGGATGCCTGCGCAGTGGTCAGGTCGACCTTGAGTCGGGCCAAGTCGACCTCCAACTCTTTGCGCTTGGCGATCTCTTCGTTGAGGCGGGAGATCGGGATCTTGGCTTCGGTGTCAGACATCGGGGCTCTCCGATGGTGGGTGGGTCAGGAAGTGCGGGTCTTGCGGGTCAGGCGAGCGATCTGCCGGGTAGCCCAGGCGCGGCCATCGTCGCCGCCCCACAGGAGCCACGCTTGATAGCCGGGACTGTCGACACCCCAGCCTTCGCCCTTCTTGTCGACCTCATGGCGGGCGAAGAAGCTGACCATCCGGCGGAGCGTGGACAGGCTGACGGGTTGCCCGTTGGCAAGCTGCCGGGCGCGGGCGAGGCCGATCTTGGTCCCGCCACGGTTGGATGGGGTCTGCTTTGCGCGCATGTCGAGGCCCCGCCGGGCGGCGGCCTGAACGTTGTCGGGAGGCGTTGCGGTCTTAGGCACCGGCGTCCTCCGGGGGATTGGTAGCCGGGTCGTCGGTCTCTTCGTCCGCGGCGTCGTCTTCGGCTTCGTCGATCAGGTCGGCCAGGATCGCACGGATCTCGGCGGGGCTGGCCCCATCGTCGATTTCGTCAAGCGCGTCCTCGATTGCGTCCCGCAGGCTGTCGCGCTCCATCATGGCCGGCGCGGCGGCCGGTGCGGGTGCGGCGGGGCGGCGGCCGGGGGCGGGCTGCGCGGGCGCCGGGGCGGGCGGCATCGGCACGGGCGGCGGGGCGGCCTCGGCGGCGATCTCGCGGACGCGGCGCTCGGCGACGTCCAGCGGCACGTCGTGGAGTGCGGCGTAGGCTTCGGCCTTGTCGTAGAAGCCCACCGACAGGAGCGACAGGACGTGCTCGCGGTGGGCCTTGAGCTCGTCGGGGCTGCGCGGGATGCGGGGGTAGGTCAGCGCGTAGCCGCCTTCGGGGTAGCGGTAGCGGGGTGGGATCGGCGCGCCTTCGGCCTCGGCGGCAAGCTCGACAGAGTCGCTGTAGCGGTTGAGCAGGATGGCGCAGAGGCGGACGAGGCGCTGGTCTGCGGCCTCGAAGATGGCCTGATAGCGGTGTTGGAGTTCGCGCTTGCCCTCGTTGGTCAGCGCGATGGCGGCGCCGGACCGGGCGTTGCCGGACAGGCGTTGCACGTCGGACGGGCTGATGCCGGCGGACTCCATGAGCGCGCTGATCAGGTTGCCCAAGACCTGCTCTTGCACGGCGATGTCGCCGCCCGCCGCGAACTGACCCGCGCTGGGCTGCCCGGTGAAGCCGGGGAGGACGTCGACCATCAGGACCGACGTGGGGTCGGCGGGGATGTAGCTGCGGCGCTGGCCCTCTTCGGTGGCCATCGTGACAGCGGCGCCGGCGGGGACGCCGCCGATCAGGTACTTCTGCGGCCAGCTTGCATCGGCGAAGGTGTGCAGAAGGAAGCCGTGGAGCACGCCGCAGGTCAGCGTGCCGTCGACGATCTCTTGCCAGTCGAAGGGGTCGAAGAGACGGTCGCCGTTCGGGGCGGCGTGGTAGATCACATAGGGCAGGACCGGCGTGCCCTCCGGGGTCTGCCCAGCGCGCTCGGCCTGCGCGATCTGCCGGACGGTGGGGGTCGCGCGCCACGGGTAGTCAGGGCCGGTCATCGTGCGGCCGTAGATCGCCGTCGTCATGTCGGCGCCCAGGCCCCACGATCCGGGGGTCGGGTTTGGCGCGTAAAGGCAAACAGCGTGGTACGGCTGCGGGCCGGTCAGGTCGTAGACGTCGACGGTCCACGTCTGATCGCCGACCGTCACCCCGCCGGCCACGCCGCGCTCGCGGAGGTAGGCGGTGGAGCGCAGGCGGAGCTCTTCGATGCGGGCGGGCTGGTCCGGGGTGCCCTCGGCGGCGCGGGCGATGACGAGGTCTGGATAGACGGCGCGCACGCGCAGGCTTCCGCTGTCAGGGTTGACAGCGGCGTGGACAAACATCTCGCGGAGGCCAAGGGTGTACTGTTGGACGCGCTGCATCATCGGCCACAGGCCGCTTTCGGTCAGGGCGCGGGTCAGGTTGCGCAGGTCGGCGGCGGTCGCGGTGGCGTGCTGCACGCCCGGCTGGGAGTCATAGAGGACCGACAGGGCACGGCAGACGGCCTTGAAGGGGTTGATGGACAGGGACGGATCTGCCTGCATCGACGCGCGGGCGATGCCAAGGACAGCGGCCTCGCGCTCGGCAAGCAAGCGCGCCCAGGTGCCCTCCAGCATGGAGCGGCGGGCGCGGGTTGCGCGGACGCGCTGGTACTCCACGTCGCCTGCGGGGAGCGGAATGGACCGCTGGGCGGCATCGGCGGCGAGTGCGGCGTTGGTGACAGCGTCCACGGGTAGCCCTCGGCGTCAGTGTAGCACGGCGGCGCGATCAGCGCAGGTAGGCGATCCGATAGCTATCCGCAAGCGGACCGGACGGGTACAGCGTCGCGCCGTCGGGGCTCACGGTCCAGTCGTTGGCTTCGCACAGGTCCGGGGTGTCGTCGTCGCTGTCGGTGTCGCGGCAGCCGTACAGGCTGACCAGCGGGCCCGGCAGGGGGAGCGCTGGGGGCTCGGGGCTGATGACGGGGATGACGACGATGGCCACGGTCGGGGCGTCGGCGGTGGCGTCGGCGGGGGCCGTGTCGCCGGCGCGATCGGTGTCGTCGGGGCCGCAGGCGGGCAGGGCCAAGGCGAAGAAGGCGGCGCGGCGGGCGCGGGCGGTGAAGCGGCGGGGCATGGGTTACCTCGGGGTGGCGTCAAGGCGGGGGACGTGGACGATTCGGCGGCCCTCGAAGACGCTGTCATTGAGACTGTAGCGCAGCGCGTCGATCACGTCCTTGCCCGGATGCTTTGGGTGGCCGTCGAACTCTTGGAGGGCCTTGATCAGCGTGCGGCAGGACTCGTGCACGCTGAACTGCCCGCGGTGGAGTAGGCGCTGGTTCAGGTACTTATAGCCCAGGTCGACGCTGCCTTGCGCGCGACCTTGGCCGGTCTTGACCTGCTGAAACTCGTTGCGCTTGGTGACGACGCGCGAGGCGCCGCGCTTCTTGCGCTCCAGCACCTTGCGGATCGCGGCGATCAGGTCAGTGTTTCCCTTGGCGCGGTACACGCTGTCCGTGGTCGTCTTGTCGCCCCACGCGCTGTCAACGTGCGACCAATCGAGCGACCACCGCGCCAGCATGGCAAGGATGCCCTCGGCGTCGGCCTCGACTGTTTGGTCGGCGCCGCCGATGTACTCGGCCGCGACGAAGACGCGGTCTTGGCCGTCGGGTTGCTTCAGGACGAAGGACAGCACGGCACACTCTTTGCCGACGAGCTCGCCGTGGTCGACGCCGACGCATACGCGCCAGTCTTCGCCGGGGCCCGATGCGAAGGTGCCGACGACGTGCTCCATCGGGCTGAAGCGCTCGAAGACCTGCCCGGTGGTACGGGGGTTCCATTCGCCGTGGATGGTGACCGGGTTCTCGAAGGGGTCGCCCTCTTCTTCCAACTGCTTGATGAAGGCGCCGTCCAGCACGGTCCCGTCGTCAAGCCGCAGGGGTTCGCGCGCGCCGACGGGCATGAAGGACTCAGGCCGCAGGGGTTCCCAGATGTCTTGGATCACGGGCGGGGACTTCTCGGTCAGCGCTTGCAACCAATCCATCGGGCCCGCGTTGATCGGCGTCAGGGACATCAGCATCACGCCGCCGCGGCGCATCAGGCGCTTGTTGGCCTCGTGAAAGACGCGCTGTGGCGGGGGTTCGTCGAAGAGGACAAGGTCAAGCGTGGCGCCCGCGAAGGCGATGGGGTCTTGGCCCGTGGTCATAAACTTGACGCGCGACCCGTTCTTGAAGACGGCCTCGCGGGCCTCGTTTCGGAAGCCGGCGCCCGGGTCGAAGCGGTCAAGGTTGGTCAGCACGCCGTCGGGGAGCAGGTCGACGAACTTCTGTTGGATCGGGATGCTCTGGTCAACGCGGGCGCAGACGACCCAACAGCGGATCGGTGGGCGCCGGACGGCGAGGTGCGGGTGCCGTCCGAGGCAGCGGCAGATCACCTCGTACAGCGCCACGGTGGTCTTGCCGCTGTGCTGGTTGCCTGCCCTGATCAGCTTGCGGCGGGTGCGGTCCCGCAGGAACCGGTCTTGGCGGGGGAGCCATCGGATGTAGCCGCCGGGGTTTCGGCGGACCTTGGCCGCCATGCGCTCTGTGGCGGCCGCTGTGGCCTCCAGGGCCGCGAGCAGCGCTGTGCGCGTGTGTGGAGCCGTCGGCGGCGCGGGCGCGGCCGTGGGGCCCTGTGGCGCGGCAGGCGTGGTCATTCGCCACCCAGGGGTTCGATGGGGCTGCCGTCCGCGTAGGTGGCCGGTAGGTGGAGGCGCGCCGCCAACTGCCGCAGGGCCTCGACGGCCAGGGCGCGCGGCAAGGCGGCCAGTGGGTCGACGGCGGCGGCGATCAGGTGCGTGTCCGGGGTGCTCTCGTCTGCCTCGCGCTCGGCCGCAGTGGCGGCGCCGCGCTCCTCTTCCTCGGCGCGCTCTTGCTCTTTCAGGAGGCGTTCGGCGGCGATGAACGACCCCTTCGCGATTGCGAGCCCGACCATCCGCTTGAGTTGCGCGGACTTGGGACGGTTCGCCCACGTCTCCGCCTCGGCGGCCAGGGTGGCCTCCGCCTCAAGCGCTTGGGCAGCCTTCAAGGCTGCGACCGCCGGACCGAAGTCGGCGGACGCGCGCGCCTCGTCGGCGACCTCTTGGAGCTGGGCGTGGCGGGGCGTTGTCAGGGTCGATCCTGGTTTTTTTCAGGGGGTGCGGAAGCGGACAGGGAAAGGG